TTAACTTAATGTATTGAGAGGATTAAACTTAACCGCATCACTTAGATGGTTTGGTGAAAAATGAGCGTAAATCATCGTGTGATCGATATGTTGATGGCCGAGGATTTCCTTTAATACAAGAATGTTACCTCCATTGGTCATAAAGTGACTCGCGAAAGTATGACGTAAAACGTGAGTCGCTTGTCCTTCTGGTAAATGGGGTAGAGCTTTAGTCAACCATTTATACGCTACGCCGTAACCGCAGGTGAAAAGGCGGTCATTGGTTGGTTTATAGATTTGGTTATACAACTCTTCAGAAATCGGTACCGTTCTATTGCGTTTGCCTTTGGTGTTGCTGTAAGTAATACGGTATTTCGTCAGGTTGGAACCCTTCAGGTAAATCGCTTCCCTGATACGCGCACCAGTCGCTAGGCAAACTTTATATATCTTCGTTAACTCATCGCCAACCGGGCTTTGCTGCGTTATTTCGAACAGGTGACGAATTTCCTGTTCGGTCAGGAACGCCAGTTCGGATTCCGGCTTTTTGATTGCCTCAATACCATCAACTGGGTTCGGTAATTGCCACTCACCAAGCTTGATTAACTTGTTGAACATTGCTTTAAGCAAACCAAAGTCCACGTTGTTTGAAGAGATGGAAAGCTCTTTATGTTCTTGCCCTCTGCCTTTGTTGAAACGACTTGAACGATATATAGCGAGTTGTTTCGCGTTAAGCTGCGAACCGATAGGGTTACCTAAATCTAAAACCATGCTTTCTAGGCGAAGACGTGTATGTTCACCGGACTTTAGGTTTTTGCCATGAAGTCTAAACCACAATTCGACTAAATCAGATAATCGGCGGTGGTCAGGTTTCGAACCAACCATGGCTTGTCATCCACCTCTTTCATTAAGTGCAGTTCAAACGCAGTAGCTTCACCTTTGGTCGCGAAGCGTTTACGGACTCGTTTACCAACTCGGCCTTGCGGGTAGCACTCACAAAGCCAAGGTTTTTTTTACTGCCGTCTTTAAGGTTTCGGATAGACATAGCTGAATAAAATTACTGTTTTTATATACAGTAACTGTGTTGGGTGAATTTCTCAATGTTTATGTTGATGGAGAACGAACAAGAATGACAATAATATTGTTGGTACTATCTACAGTGATTACAGTTGCTGCAATGGTTTGGCAGGAAGTGCGGTTAAATAACTGCGTAATCTATCAACTGATAGCGATGATTCCCTTCAATACAAGAATGTTTCCGCCAATCGTAATTAAGTGGCTCGCGAAGGTATGACGTAAAACGTGAGTTGCTTGCTCTTCTAGTTAATAAAGAAGGGGTTTAGTCTGCCATTTTTATACTAAACTGTAACCGAAAGTGAATCTTAGTGCATCCAAAAGACTCTTGCAGCAAGCCGGCTTATGGATATGCACTATGTGGCGAATGGTCGACTTTTTTTGATTGTTAACCTATTGATTATCAATTGAAAGTACCATATTAAAAAATGCATCTTAGATGTATAGAAGTGCCTTAATGTCGTTTAATCAGCGTTATAGATTACAAGGGTGTTTGTGGCTGTAAGATATTGTCTTTTATTTGGAGTAGGGTGGGGCTTAATGCCCTCACAAGCTAAGCTTTATGCTTACTTGTAATAAATTGCTTAAGAGTAATTCCAGTGTTGAAGTGACAAGTGATGGTTTGAGCATTGTATGATTCTTGCCTAAGCAAAGCGTAGTGCTCAGGAGAGTTTGAGACTATGAAACCTATAGTTATAAAAGACAGAAGCTTAGATGGTTACATCTTCCTTATGGGTTGTAAGTATTATCGTGCCGCGCACTATATTCCAGAATCAGACCGGGGAGCTCCGTACTACACGAATTTGTCTTTCGCAATTGAATTGTTTATCAAGTGTTTCGATGTAACTACCGAACGCCATTTTAAACCAGAGCCCCCACACCCCCTTATAAAATGGGAGCAAAAGATTCACGCCCGTACTCGAGGTCATTCCCTTCTAGAAATGTTTAAAAGATTGCCTGAGCCGCTGAAAACCAAAATTAACATACAGTATTACGATCTGTATGGTTTAACGTTTGTCGATGAGTTAGGTTGTATTGAAAATGTGTTCGTAGAGTGGCGTTATGTTTTTGAAAAACAAGAAGCACCTTATCTCTAACGTCATTGGAAAGAGCGGCAGATTTTTTTAAAAGAGTTCATCGAACAACACATGCTAAGTACGACCTAAACTTTAGCGGGCTAAAATACTAGATATCTAGCCTAAAACTGCATGTTCCAGTATCCTAACCCTATGTTTTTCCTGCAGAAAAACAAACGATGGAATAAAAAAATAATCCATTTATATCAGTGCCTTATGTTTTTTAATTATAGGATTGGAATTTTCTATGTGATATATTTAAGAAAATAACTTCTGCAGATCTAAAATGAATAAACTTAACTCCCATAACCTATCCCTTCGTGACTACCTTGAGCTAGATGATAACTCAAGGGATTCCGATGCTTTACGCGAAATGGTGGACTTAGACCTAATCGACGCTGTTTTGAGAAAGTGCTTAACGATAGAAGATATGCGAGAGGCTGGGAGTTTTTTCACGGGTTCAACTTTAGCTAAAACAGCTTTGGATCGCTTTACTATTCCGGTCAACAGTGAAGCTGTGGTGTTAGATCCTACATGTGGTGCAGGGAATTTACTCATCGTTTGTTCGCGCGAGCTTGAAGTGAAGGCAACGTTATCTGCAACGCTTGAAATTTGGGGCAAGGTGCTTTGGGGTTTTGATATCCACGAGTCCTTTATTGAAGCTACAAAATTAAGATTAATCGTGGAGGCTCTTTATCGAGGAGCCCGCAAAGACTGCAGCATAGAACATGCATTTAATTTGCTAAATCATATTTTGTGCAAGGATGCTATGTTAGTTGAAGCTGACGAACTTAAGCAAGTTACGCATGTTATCATGAACCTCCATTTTCTGACTGGGCTTCACCACGAGACAACTATTGGAAAAAAAGGAAAAGTTAACGCTGCTGGAGTTATCTTTGACAAGTACTTGCGAATTCTACCTAAAGGTTGCCTCGTTAGCGCTATTTTGCCTGATGTACTTCGCTCTGGCTCTAGATATGAAGGCTTCAGAAACTTTGTGGATAGTAAGCTAGTTGCTTACTGTGAGATTTGGGGGCGTTTTAACACCAAGACTGATGTCGATGTTTTTTTTATTGATTGGTTCGATTTCAGAGTTAAGTACAAGTGAAATACAGTGGCATGAAGAGTTAACAGAATACCTCAAGTTATCTGATAAATATGATGTTCGTATTGGTCCTTTAGTTGCGTACCGTGATCCTGAAGAAGGAAATGAATACCCGTACTTTCATCCTAAAAACTGTCCGACCTGGGGAAGAATAGACAGCAAAGATGTTAAAGAGAGGAGAAGGTTCGAAGGTACTGTGTGTAATCCACCTTTTGTGGTGATTAAGCGCACGTCTAGTCCATCGGATCGGTTCAGAGCTGCTGCAACGGTAATAAATACGAAAGAGCTGACAGCAGTAGAAAATCATATGATTGTTGTAACCCCAAAAAGTGGAAATTTACGGGATTGCACATCTTTGTTAAAGATACTTAAATCATCGAAAACTAATAACTTCTTAAATGATAGAGTCGAATGAGGCATTTGACAGTTGGAGTTATAAAGGATCTTCCAATAGAGTAGTTCTATGAACTACTCTATATTCAATTATCAGTTTTAATTAAAGAGTTGTTCCATCTTTATTTTTAAAGTAGTCGTGCTTTCGCCATTCCTAGCCTCAACCTTATTTTTATTTTTGATGAGATAAAGCTCATTTTCAGCAAAAAAAAGTTATTTCTTCTTGGATATGCTCCATAATCAAAAGAGCAAAGTCTCTAAGTTGATGAATGTCATCTAAGTCTAAAGAGAATTCTGTAGAGTTCTCATCTATTTTACTACCATGACTTATGACATTTCTTTGATTTAGAAGGATTTCGTCTATATATTTTTCCTTTCCTTCTATCATGGATATATCATTTATGCCTATAATTTTACAAAAATTATTTAGAGTCTTTAGATTAAGATTATCATGAGTATTAATGAAATCTTTATTTTTCTCATCCCTTATAGCTGCTGGAACCTTGAATTTTTTTACTTCCGGGGTTGTCAAACTTATGGATTAAATCGATTTCTTTACTTAAGGTTAAATTAGATCCCTGCTTTAGAATATCACCTATCATCCTTTTAATGAAATGGCTTTGAAACTTTCGCAGAGTTCACTTAGTTTTATATTCTTATCGGAGATATGAATTAAATATTGTTTACATGCATTTTTTATATAACCTTCCCAGTGAGAGTATATAAGTAATATCATAGCCTTAGATTTAAGCTCATCATTAACGTTTTCCATGAAACTGAGCTTAGTTAATTCGGTTTTTCGCCAACCTAAATCGTCATCTAAGTGATCAAGTAGCTTATCTAAAGTTAAGTTATGCATTTATGAAAAAAAATCTCTAGCTATATCAGTTGACTCTTGGAAACGTTTTATTGCTCGAGTTCCTCTACCCAGAACTTTCTGAATTGCTTCATCGCGATAAAGATTCTTGATTTTTTTCTTTCAATTCATCATTGCCCATCTGTTCGATTATGTCGATGTTTGACGATATTCCGACTGTAAGCATTTCGAAAGCTGAAATGTTGAACCCACCTCGAAACTTACCTTCATCTATGTTAAATTTCTTAAATGAATCAGTTCCCAAACAGTTTTTTTTAATTTATCAAATGTTTTCTTAAAATCAATTTCGAATGCAGTTCTGTCTGCATTGTTAATCAATCGTATCGTTTCTTTATCTAAGAAGTCACTAATTATAATTTTATTTATTGAATTGTGTTCTTCGTAGTTAACACTATTATGATAACCGATAAACATTCTGAGGATATATTCCATGTGTACTTCTTTGTCATACTCTTCAGGCTTAAGTTTTATACAGTCTTTGTAGTTTGGATACTCTTTTAGATCATTAATTAAATCAAAGAAATTAGGGTCAACCATAAGAATTAAGCAGTTTCTAACTTCTTGATCGGATAATGGTGTACCACCTGTATTGAGTCTTTGGAAAAGTTCGTACTGGGCTTCATCACTATCCTGAGTCAGGATAATGCTCAGTTTTAATTTGGACCTCTTCATCAAACGTTGAACTTCAGTGGGGATTGTAGCCCAAGTTTGTTCTTCTAAAGACGGAATATATTTGCAAGAGCTAAAGGTTAACGGCTCATACCCTTGTAATACGCCTGCTGCTTGAAGAATCGTTGATAATCGTTGAACTCCATCAACAACATGCCATGTTCCATCGGCCTTCTGTGCGACAAATATTTCTGGAATTGGAATACCAATTAAGATGGACTCTATAAGTTTGGTTTTTTTGTTCATCTTCCCAGCGAAATAGGCGTTGAAAGGCTGGGTCTAGTATAATATCCCCATCACGGTATAGGTTTATTAACTCGCCAATCGACATTGGATAGCCGTCAGTTTTAATTGATTGCTTGGCATCATTTATTTCACTAATGATTTTGCCTTGTGTTTCTTTTAATTTAGACATACGGTTCTCTTAATATTCAATATTGGTGGCTACAAATTTATTTCTGTATCCAATTTTAAGTTAGTGCTCAAAGCGACTAATTACCTCAAAAGGTTATAAAGTAACAGGTCATCTATCTCTAAACAAACGCCTCGCCAGTCTCTACGCTGCAAATACCAGTGATTCGGTCTGCTCTGAACGTGCGAATGGAGTTTCTCATCAAACAGAAAGCTTTGACGTATGTATCGCCACTGGCGTTTTGCTCAATTTTTCTCAAAACAATCTCGCGGTCAGATACTTTCCCTGCGGAATCTTTGTAGCTCATGAAATACTGAGCATCCAATTCCAGCTCATTAAGAAACGATAAGTTGGACGACGTTGCGACATTGATTCGCTTTCCGGATTTAGGAGCTGGCTTCTTCTTATTCTTAGGTTTTTGGTTGGCTTGTTCGCGTTCCTCGAACCCATCACAGAAATCGGTTAGAAGGGCGAAGAGATGAAGAGCTTCATCGTTGTCGAGTACTTTGTCTTCTAAGTAAAGTTCAACTGTTGCTGCCAGCTCTTTGGTTTTAGGGTCTTCTTTCGATTCAGGGTAACGCTTAAACCATGCGCGAAGCTTCTTTGATTCTTCTAAATCAACAACGTCATCTTCTAGAATCTTATTGGCTAGGTTGTAGAGCGCTTTTTCTCTGCGTGGTGTTAGTATTTCAACTTCAGAGCTTTCAGACGTGATTGATTTTTGAGGTGCTACTTTTGTAGTAGGCGTTGGTGAAGCCTTTCTGCTAGGTGTTACCGCGACCTTTTCGTAATCAATACCAAGTCGTTTGCAGAAGTCTTTTTGTTGTTCGACGTCGTAACCTTTGCTATTAACATACTCCCGAAATTTTTCGGGGTCTCTCATCGCTTTTTTTAGACGACTGAACGAAATAAACACCTATTGCAATAATTGCTACTAAACCTAAGCCAATGAATTCCATTGTGTTCTCCTAGACAACCAATTTAATAATTATTCTTTTCTTAATGTCACCGCCACGCGGCCAATTACTTTTATATCTTGTTCTGATACTTCAACCGTCGAGTTGCCAAACACGACTGCTAATTTGTTTGGTAATCGTTGAATGTGGTTGATGGACAGACGCCCATTCATATCAATCAAATACTCGCCACTCACTGCATCGTTCTGTTTTTTATCTACCAGAAAGCGGCCTTCGTTCGTTTCGATTTCAATGGTGTTGCTGGCTTCTAAATCCCAAGAGTTAAACATGCGTTGTGCATATGGAATCTCTCCAGTTGGCACAAGCTGGCCGTTCGTGAGGCAGAAGCTCTTAATTGCGACGATGGCTAACTGAGGTTCTGTAACTCAGGACTAGATGAAGTCACCTCTGCTTCAGGCGCTTTTTTTTATTGCCCCAGAAAGAGTGGTGTAGTTCGGTCTCAGGGTAGTCATTGGGAAGAATCAGCTCTTTAACTGGGATGCCTGTACGTAAATGAGTTCTAACAACCAGTTCGTGTGAGTTTCTGTTGTGTGAGTTCCAAGTACTAAAAGTGGTTTTAGGTACACCGTATATATGCGCCAGTTCTCCAAGAGAATTCACACCATTGATTTCTTTTAGTTTGTCAGTGAATGCCTCGCCTTTGATGTAATCAAAAATAGCCAATTCTGCACTCATAATCGTTCACCATTATGTGATTGATTTCAATTTTGTACGAAAATACGTTGACCGTACGAAAAATAGGATCAATACTAAACTCGTTTTCGGATGTTACGCCGGCCAAAGCAAGAGACAACCGAAGAAGATAGACATAAATACAAGGATATCACCATGTTAACGTACAAGATACCTCCACTAAGTCCATATGTGACTTACGAAGAATACTCTCGCCTTACTGGTTTACCTATGGGCACCATCAAACAATACGTGACTGAAGGTCGCGTCATCATCAAGCCCAAAGACAAACGCCGCGATAAACCACTGATTAACATGGTTGCTATGCACGAAATGGCGGCACGTGAAGCCATTGCTGCACTTGGGTAAGTAATGGGCCTTTGCTCTCTTGTTCTAGCTAAAACGCACAGCCTAATGTGGCTAAATGTGTTTACGTTGGTTGTCATTCTCGTACCGCCTTTCATGTAAGAGTGTGGATCATGGACTCAAATATCGCTATGTGCGGATTCCGCGAACGCAAACAGCAATCTTTTAACGCTGCATGTTGCGACTTCGCCATCAATCACAATATGGAAAAGCTGGCTCCACGCATTGGCCTGACTGGGAGAATGCTGCGTAACAAGCTAAACCCAGAACAGCCTCACAAACTGGACCCTGTGGATTTGGCATTGCTGAGTAAAGAATCCGGCGATTACACCATTGTGAACACACTCTTTGCTGATCTAGGTGTCGTGACGGTTCAGTTACCTCAAGACGGGAAAGATAAGAACCTTTTAGAGCGCACGTTACTTAACAACCAATATTCAGGTGAGCTGTCTAGCGATGCAATGCACATGTGCAGCGCAGACCGTTTACCCCGCAGTCAAAAGCGCAAAACCATTGCCAAGGTTCAAGCGGCCATCGGCAACTTAGTTTTGTTCGTCAACGATTTAGAAAACCGCACCACCGGCTTTCAGCCACTCATACAAATGGGCACAGATTTCCTCGCCAACGGTGCGCCACTTCCGGCTTAGCCTAAGGAGAGCCAATGAGTCAGTTAGCTATTCAACAGGAACAACAAAAGCAAATACCCAACGCCAACGAGAGCATTGCCGCTTGTAAAGCTTTGTTCAATGGTTCCGCTACACGCGGCAAGTTGAAGCAGTTGTGGAACGCGATGCCACCACGCTTTCGCGGTATGGTTTTAGTCGCCGGTGATCTGAAAGCCTCGGAGCATGTGCGAGAGTTTGAAAGCTTCAATGATTTGGAGCTTCAAAAAAATCCGTAACGGCATGCAACAGATTAAAGAAATCGCGACGTTGTTCGATCGCAATCTTGGTGACGTTCGACGCCTCAATAATTACCAATTCAGTAGTACCCATTAATTCTCCAAGCCTTTGCTCCTGTAATAGGGGGCTTTTTTCGTCTTAGCGTAGGAGCATAAAAGATGAATCTAAATGAAGTTGCAAACAAACTAGCTATCCAAACAACCATCAATAGTCTGTTCGCTTTGGCGTTGGATAGCTCAGACGTCATAAGTATTCGTATCGAGTACTCATCAAAAATGAGCCTTCTCAACGTGATTGTGTTCGACGAAAACACAACGAATCACGCTCACAACGTTGTGTTGATTGATAAAGAGCGTGCGCTTGAAGAACTACTGAACATTGAAGATTACCTGATTGAACGCGTTGCCGTTCGTCGCGATGAGAAAGAACTGGAGCCAGTCTTATGCAATATGCCGCAATAATGCTTTGTCCAGCTGGCGGTGTTATCCGCCATGAAGAAACTCAAGAAGTTGCCAATGTAATAGTTGGTGATTTCGACTCATTAGACCAAGCCATCGAACAAGCGTGTGTTTCCCTTGGTTGTACTCATCTAAGCAAAGGTGTATTGAGCAAAGGCAACATGAAAGGTGGTTTCATGCTAGTGACTACTCAGGAATTGGAGGCGGTATGACGCACCAAAAGTTTACCGTTTTCTCAGTAGGTAAGGACAAACTACGGATAGATTATGAATCAGTCTGATCTTCTATATATCGGCGGGACAGTGATGCCCCTGGACCGAATCAAAAATAATGACGCCAGCTATAATGCTGGTTTTTTAGGTTCCAAAATTTACTCAGACCAAGAACAAGCACTTCTAGATAGTGGCATGGTCAAAAAAAATAGCGATATATGACCGTGTTCCCAATCGAAAGTCTAAGCGCGAACGAGATCTTCAAGAGCGAACTGACTTCTATAAATCTGTAAATTATTGCTCGAAACACGACCGCGAAGCGGCGGCGAGAATCGCCGAAGAGTATAGGCTAGTCAAAGGGCGCAAAAGTCCGACAGAGAAATTTCGCCACAGAAAAGACAAGCAAATTAAGCAGTTGATGAGTCTGAGCAAGTCTCTACGCCCTAAAAGTATCATCAGCAATGCCGACGCCAACTTTAGCCATGATGCTTTGTATGAAACGAACGAGCGCTCCAAACCTGCCATTCTCAATCAGAATGGAAAACGAGGACAAGGCGAACCTAAAAAGATTCCTATTTCAATGCAGCTAATGCACCGGTCTTGGAATGAAACTTATAAGTTTCAGGCGGTAACCGAAACGCCATCTAGTGCTGCGCCTGCGGAAAACAGTGGTGAGAGGTTCTCGGAAAAGCTGACGTCCCGTTCTGTTTCTAAAATCTTTGAGGCAGGGGCTTACACTGCAGCTTGCCATGGTGGTTTCTCTACTTTTCTGACGCTGACTTTCACCAAGCACAACGGATGGCCATATTCGGTGGAATGTTGGATGGAAGTGAGTGTGTCAGTATGGGATCGCATCACCCAATAATCTATAAGCGCAACATGGTGACAATACATCCCAAGCGTGGCGAAAAGAAAGTTGGCCAACCAATCACGGATATTGGTGGAGAATACTGGCTGTTTCCAACCTCAGATAGTAAGCGTGTTAAAGTTATGAACCAGGGCAATGTCATAGTCGGTCCATATTGCGATCTTAAACAAAAGCCCAAGCAAGAGTTCTCGATGGAAAAAACTTTAGAGACAACAATAGGTAAAGAAGTCTCTCGTTTTCTTGATGGCGCAAAGAAAATGTATCAACGCGGCTGGGTTGCGGACCATACCATCCAAGTTGATAAAGATAGTGGACGAAAGTACTGCGACTTATCTCAGGAGAAAGTTGCTAAACATGTTCAGCCCGGCGATGTTGGCCCGACTTACTTGCCTGCTGATTTCCATTACATATGGGTAGCCGAGTGTCCAGCTAATGAAGATGGAGAGCCTAATCCGCACGTTCATATTTTGCTACGCTGGACGGTACCAGAGCATCTCTTTAGCCCTTGGGCTAAGCGACTTGAAAAAATATGGGGACATGGATTTGCGAAACTAGAGCGAATCAAAAAGCCAAAAGCCGCCGGTTCCTACATTATCAAGGCTGTTGGCTATGCCGCGAAAGGTGAAAATGCTGATCAAGGGCTAATCAAGGGAAATAGATACAATATCGCGAAGTGCTCAAGAGCTCCTGCCTGGGAAACTCTTGCTTCGTTTGAAGCTGGCAATATGACCGCAATAATTAAGGAGTTGGGCTACAAACTTGAGCAGTGGAAAAAGCCAATTAAGCGGCAAATCCGCAAGCTACGAAATGCCAAAGAGCAAACCATCAAGGCCAAAGCGATCGCCAAAAAGCAGCAGAAATCTGAGGAGTATCAGAACAAGCTTTATCAGAGAATCATCCGTTTGGAAAAGCAGGTCGAAAAGCTGAGTCAGAACTTGCATAGCAGGGGAGTACACGTGAATACGAGCAATCGCTTCTGCATTACGTTTGAGGGAGAACTGGCTAAGGATAAAGTAGACAAGTTTATGGTTTGGGCTGCTGGTGCAAGAGGGTGGTCATTGAACTGCAGGGATTTGGACCTGAGCGATATAAAACAAGACGCGAGTCACTTCTATCAATCTGAATATCAGCGATTTAAGGAGAATCAGTCCTATTGGCAATCACTATTACATGAATCTATACCACACATGGAAGTTGATGAAAGTGAGCTTTCTTATTGGCATAGCATTACGGCAGATTATCTTGAGGGGCGGCTTTTTCCAATATTGAGTTAGTCCGGTTTGTGTCGTCATAAGAACTTAAAGGTTAGAGTAGTGAACCGCTATTTCTTAAAGTTGATTTAAAGTGCTATTGTTTGCATAAAAATCTGAGCTGTAGGCACATAAAGGCTATTGATTATTTGCTCGTCAGTTATGTGAATGTTATCCAACGGCTTTGTTTGTTCGAGGGATACGAGTATGAAGCATAATTTGAGTATAGTTGGACGAAAAACGAATCGTCCTAGTAATCCAACTGCAGCTGAGTTGGCCTTAGATCGTTTCGATGCGTTAGTCGACGATTTCTATAGCAAGTATCGTGTGGCTCCACCTGCGGGTGAAACTGAACAGCAAAGAGCAAAACGATTGCAGTTTGAAGAACAAGACTTGAGGTTTTTGAAAAAAATGAGGATTGAACTCATTGCTCATGCTCGAGTTGAAGATATGCAAGCTAAGTTGCAATCGTACTCTTCGGAAAACTTAAAAAAAAATGCGAAAGAGTTGTTCATTGAAAAGCATCATCCGACGACGAAACTAGCTAATAACCTAACTGCTGCAGGAGAGCCTAAACCAACTAAAAACCATGAGCCTCACCATATTATTCCTGGTTCGGGGAGGTTTAGAAAAGCAGAGATGAGAGCCGCAAGGTTAAATCTGCACATGCATAAAATTGGCATAAATGCGCCCGTAAATGGTGTTTGGTTAACAAATTATGCGAAACATACGGACTTTAACTGGGAAGCACCTAAGTCTCCAGCTCACCGTTCGATCCATACATTTAATTATGAAACTTGGATTAGTTCCAAATTTTCGAAGGGTATTCCGAGTAAACAGCACTTTGAGGCTAACTTACTTCGAGTCAAAATGGAGTTAAAGAGTGGCACCTACCTAAAGAGGTCTTGGAAGCTAAAAATGAAGTTTGGAAAGGATGATGACGGTTTATAAAATTACAGATGATTTAACTAAGTTTCAGTCGGTATGCTCTGGCCCAGATGAAATCGCTACCCAGTTGGGGGATTTCGACTATTTTGAGAGAATCTTATTGCAGGCTGTTGAAAATAGATCTCTGAAAGACATTTGGAAGCCTTCAGAAGTCGAGTTTGAAGATGTGTTAACCGACAACTCTGTATTGCCTGATATTAGCTTATGGTTACGAACATATCTTGTTTTATCGCCGAGGGCATATGAAGCTTTAAATAGTTGCTTATCTGAAAGCGGGGATTTTTTACCCGTCAACTATCAAGGTGAACAATGGTATTTATATACATCGCTGACTTTTGGAAAAGAAGATAGACAAAAGTGTGTAGAGAAGATCTCATATGGAAGCTGACGGGTTAGAGGTTCTTGCGTTCATTGATGATGATGTGAAAGATAAAATAATCTTTAAGTCGAGATTAGAAGGGGCCGGAAACTTATACTGTACAGAGAGGTTCAAGTCTATGTGTGAAAAAAAACAGCTTAATGGAGTTATATTCTCCTCCAATCTGGTAGAGCCATTTAGCTAGTTCTATAGACTACAAAAATATCCTATTTTAGTAGAAGAGCTTGCAAGTTCTTCTACTTGAGGGTATCTAGAGTATATAAGTGATTATTTATTCCAGTTTGGATGTTTGTAAAGAAGTCAACTAACTCAATACGCGAATAAACAGTAAATGATATTAATTGATGCGTTGTTTTTATGGTTAAGTTAGAAGTGAGTGTGATTGGGGCCATAAATTATGGCAAAGAGTAGGTCAGGATACAGGATTGAAAAGCGTTAATTTTCATTTCGGCTAGTATAAATGAACCACTTAGTAGGAAAGTATAAAAAAAGAGTTTAACTTGTTGGTAAGAATAAATCAGGTAGGATGCTAATAATTGATCTAATGGAATGCCAACAATCAGAACTTTCATATTTAATATGTCAATTCTAGATTGTTGGTATGGTAAGTAAATTATTAATAAAGACTAGTTGTCATTTTATTGTTGCTTTCCTAAAGCAACAAAATTGAAACTAGGCAGTATAACTGGTTCATAGCCAGCATTTAGCAAAAAAAAGTACTGATAAATGCTCTTAAAAAAAGGAAATGCTATTGCAGGAGCGTTTACTTTAGCAAATGATGACTCTTTGAATTTTTCATCAATTTCTGAATCAGTTTCAAAGTTAGCTGTATATTCAATGTTAAGTAGGTGAGAATCGTCAATTTTTAGCTTTACATTAAAAAAAACACAAAAAAAAGCTTTCAGGTTCTTCTGCTCGAGCTCCACAGCCATACTCCATATGGAAGTTTTTTAACTCAGCATAATCGTCTACTTGATCGGACGTTAATAAGTATAGGTTTTCAACTTTGCATGATTTTAATTTAAGGTTCATATCCAACTATGCTGCATTTATGTAGTATTCAGGTTCTTGAGTGCTAACGGAATAGTTTTCATCATTGCACGCCGAATCAATAGTATGCGTTTTCATTGATGCAAATAATAAGCTGTTAGCCATTTCTAGTTGATACTCATCAATATTATCACTGCTGTGATAACAAAAGATAGTATGAGAACGTACTGACTTTGTTCTTTTTTTCCAAAGAGTATAGTTGGGTGTTTTCTTCAAAATTCCCTAATATATTAAAGTCAATATCGTATTCTATGCTGTAATCAGAAGCTTTAGGACCACAACCTTTGTAAGACATAAGTTCTTCTAAAAGTTCATCTTCGGTATAATTATCTAAATAATTATCCAAGAGAGCTAAGCTTTCTTCAAATGTAGCCATTACAGTTATCCTTCTTTTGAATCAGAAATGTATCTGATTTTGAAATTATGAGGACTGTGATATCCGGTATGTGTAATTCGATCGTATGCTTCATCAAATACACAAATTTGTTGAGGAGTTATGAGTGAAAGTTTTCTTTTGTATGAATCGTATTTATTCTCCACAAAACGTATACGCTCCGGTGCCCTGCCGTCCATCGCTTTAATTGCTAGGTATGGAAATATGTCTCTGTTACCCGTTTTTTTTACAGCATTTCTTAAAAATGAAATGATTTGGCTGACATATATAGTGTCCTTATCTTTTTTTTATTAAGTAAGTTCAATACTTTTTTTTCTTATATGTGCAAAACTTTTCCTGATCTTTGGTATTACCAACTAAATCTAAAAGTTCACGAGCAGATGCATCATCGTTGAGTTGAATATCAAATTGCCCGATAACCCTTTGCACCGGGCGGCATCCATGTTTCGAGCCACCAAAGCGATATTCTCTAGGAAGCCATTTCAATGCATAATAAGGAGAATCAGTCCAAAGATAATATCCTTGTGATAGCCATTGCTCTTCGTCATTATCAGTGCTTCTAAACGGAATGTTTGGTGTGATATCTTCATACGTGCCGTATGAACAGGTATGGAAGCCGAGAATTTTTTTTATTGCCATGTGAAGTTAAGATGTGCTTGGGCACGCTACCGCCACTAACTAAAGCTATTAGAGTTCTGTAGGTTGTTGTAAATTGTTATTATTGATGACGTGTTGTGGTTAGCCAAAAACTGCCTAAAGAAAGATTTTCTGAGTTGTTCACGCATCATGCTCTAAGACTATATCATAAAAAATATAAGTCACCATATGCTTAAGTGCAAACTTTGTAGGCAAAGATGAGCATATAAGTTGATATAAGTTACCATCAGATTAGTTATTCTGTAATTGCTAACTACATTTGGCTATAAGTAAAGTAAGCTCTGATATCTATACGATGCGAAGGTTGGTGCACCTTCTTTAGGTGGTTTTGAGCATTGAGGGAAGGCATCCATTATTAAAACTACTGTGGAAAACTGTATATATATACAGTATATTTCACTAATGATTGGTAAGGGTGTTGATATGTCGAATAAAAATCAAAACGATATCTTGTTGTCTGCTTTAGAAATCGTCATTGATGGTGTGGCTAATAGTGAGGCAACAGAGAGGACTAGAGCGGCAGGTGCATATATTGCTGGCTTAATACTAGCTGATACAAAAGGGCAGTTGGACTCCAAAAAACAAAAAGCCATCTTGAGCATTGTCGAGATGGCTTCTGAAGTAGATAGCACGGCGTTTATACGAGATTCACTATAGTATCGAGAGTTGATGTTTGAGCTGTTGTCGTGCCTCTGGCGGCAATGCCTTACATAAATCAAAAGCCATTTGACTAGTTGTTTTTGCCGATGGGCTTAAAGTGTGACTATAAGACAAGTTCATCACAAAACTATGCCCGCATTCTGGGTCACTACAACTGCAATATAAATCGGCATGACTATTGGATAGTCGATTGGATTTTTGAATTCGGCTTTTACAACCACACTCTGGACACAATACTCTCATACAAGCACCTAACTTATTGACTGACCAAATAATGATACGTCAAAGGGCTGTGTTTTTGTACAGGTTTATGGGCTTTCTCCAAACGTAGTATCAAATTTTAAATGTAGATTTTTGATATTTTTTTATCTCGGGATCGTTGTTAACTTCATCCATAATTAGTTCGCATACGGGGATGATTTCGTCTTTGGCATACTCACTGCCAATTTTGACGGGGTCACCCAGATTAGTCGTTCCCTGGGGAATGATTCCTGCTTTTCCTATAGGGAAGCGATGCCCCACGAGAATGTCTTGCGCAGTGATGTTTTTGATTCGCTCAAATTCATCTTTTGTCGCTATATCGCCCACCGGGATTAGCTGAATCCCTTTTTCTGCACCGCCTGGAATATTAACAAACATACTTCTAAAGTTACCCACCCTTTGGAGCTCGCGATTTTTTCCTTCAGCATTTGTTCGTCGTCATCACTAAGGTTTGGATCCGTAGCGTAAAAAATGAATCCCATGTGTGCACCGTTCTTGTAATAGCGACGACGAAATAGCGTAGCATCACGGTTTAGTAAGCTACTTTGTAAACTACCTAGATAGTCAGGTAGTCCATAAACTTGTTGCTGCAGATCTTCTTGAGGCAAAAAAAATGATGTCATTCTCTTTGTATACTCGTTGCTTGTTGTCTCGCTCTAGCAAAACGAAGTCCCCATTTTTACGTCTACGTAGATACATGGTCGGTAGAGGAAACAAGCGCACAACACGCTTGAAGTGGTCGCGGATTTTTAAAAATGCGGCATCACCAAACGTGAAGTAGTTATTACAAAAAGATTGAATCTGCCGACGTCTTGAACCGCCACCTGAAATAAAACGGGCAGCAACATAATTTGCTCGAGCTTTAAGTAAAGACCCGTGATAGGCGTTTGCACGTGAAGTTTCTGCTAAGCCTGGCGTGAGATTGGAGGTTCCCAGTAACCATCAGTGTCGTTATAGAAAAGCTCAGAATATGAAGTCATCCAACTGGTTGAGTCAATTGCCTCAGGTGTGGAGTCAAGGTGATAAACCGATTCCACATGTTGCTCCTGTTGTACTAGTTTGTCTTTTTGATTGTTCATGCTGCAGTCGCCCAGGTTGATTTCGTTGGTGTGTTGTGGTCTAGCGGCTCATTGATAATGGCGTGTGAAATGGCCCAAAACGCATCAGCGTGGCCTGTTGTTTCACTTCGCTCTGCTTTAAAGGTCATAGCGTTACCGCTATTGGTCGGCACTCGTTTAATCGCCATAAATGCCATAGCAATGTCTTTGTGTTCGGCATCAAACTGCAGTCGTTTTGCTTCTACGATATCGATCATCTTCATTACTAGGCGATTCTTGTTTTCATTGCTGTAATGTATGGCGTGGGCCTCACGAGGGTGCTTTTTCTTAATTAAGTCCCAAACACCGCCACCAATGCCTGTAGTATCAACGCCTATGTAAGTAACTTTGTAGCGTTGAAATACCTTTTCAATTTCACTCACGTGGTACTGGAAGTTAAGCCCTTTCCAGTAGTGCTTCTCTAAGACACGAAACTTTTCACCTGCAACTGCCGGTGGAGCTATTACTACCAAACAAGCATTGTCTCGCGTTCGGCTAGGGTCATAACCCAACCATACTTCACGCCCGGCAAACGGTGATTTTGTTTTCGGCTTGAAGTCCTGCCAGTGGGCAGAGTCAACCATGCCTTTTTCGAGGTCAGAGAATTTGAATACAGACAAAGAGCCGTCGACGAAGATACACATAAACAGGTTATCGAAATCGTCTTTACTGTATTCGTCCTTCAGTTCTTCAATATCAAATAGTTCACAGCCGCCTGCTGCAGCGTCTTCAATCGTGACGACATATCGCCACTGCTTATCAGGGCAAAGTACACCCCTATCGCGATATTCATCGAACGTTGGAAACTCAATTTTGGCGCGTGAGTCTCTGCCTTTTCGCCATTGGTCGCCCGTCCAAAACGGATATGCCTGGTGCATTTTCGATGATGGTGTCGAAAAGTAGGTTTTACGCCATTTTTTTATGGGTAGCCATTGCCGAAGCGAGTTTGTTTAGTTCGTCAAACTTCGGTATCCAGAAATACTCATCAACATAAACATGGCCGTGGTAACTTTGCGCGGTTTTGCTATTGGTAGATAAAAAACGAAGTTCAGCACCATTGGAGAGAATGATCGGGTTTCCAGTTAGCTCTATGTCTAAGAACTCTTTTGCAATAGCAATGATGTAGCTGCGGAAAACTTCCGCTTGAGCTCGTGATGCTGACAAAAAGATCTGGTTATCGCCGGTCAGAATCGCATCTTCTAACGCTTCACCACTGAAGTAGTAAGTTGCGCCAATCTGGCGGGACTTAAGAATGTTTCGAATACGCTGTTTTATGTTGTTGCGCATTACATGCTGATAGGCAAACAGGGAGTCATGCCATGTGACAAAGTCATCTTCACTCAGTTCGCTGATGTCATTCTTTTTACTTTTACGTTTCTTGGTAGATTTTGAATTACTGCTAGATTTCTGGCTGTTACGGCTATTTGTACCGTCGTGCTTTTTATTCCCTGTATTTAAAGGTTGCTCACCTTGCTGCTTTTCTTGTGCCCTTTGTTTCTTTAATGCAGCGTGATGCTTGATAAGCCGATCGAGCATGTCTAGTTGGTTTTTACTGGGGTCAACAAGTTCAAGCAGTGTTTGAATTCGATTTGCTATCGCTTCATCAATGGTTTGTTCACGCAACATATCGCGCCAACCGAATTTATCTGCCCAGTAATAAATGATGCGCTCATTATTCAGGTTCAGTTCGGTAGCGATTTCACGTGGCGTCCAAGCTTTCAAATAGAGTGCTCGGGCGGCTTGTCGTATTTCGGGAGAATATGCCATAAGCGCATCATACGCGCCGAAAACTTGCAGATGACTAAGCAAAGTTCGGATGAATTCGGATAGTAAATGTATCCGAATTACAAGGAATTGAAGTAGCTGAAACGACACATTCAAAGGCGTATTGTTTGCTCGAACCGTATGTGATTGACAAGTTTGAGTACAAAAATGCCAAAGATTAGTGAGTGGAAAATCATCGCGACAGAAGGACCGACCGTCGACGGGCGTAAAATAACCCGTGATTGGATTGAGCAAATGGCCGCTAGTTATTCGATGGATGAGTACACCGCACTAATTTGGCCTGAGCATCGTCGATTTTACGGTTACGGTGAAAACTGGGGCCGAGTGGTTGAAGTAAAAGCGGAGGAACAAGGCGGAAAATTACGTCTGTTCGCCAAGCTAGAGCCGAATGACTATCTGCTTGAAGCCAACCGTAAAAAAACAAAAACTATTCACATCTATTGAGCCAAATCCCGACTACAAGGGGGAAGGGCGTTGCTATCTAATGGGCCTAGCTGCGACTGACTCCCCAGCCTCCACAGGAACATCGCTCCTTCAATTCTCTCGTGTTCATGGGGAAACCACCGAGATCAAAGCAAGCCATTTAGAAGAGGTGGACTTTTCAGATTGCTTTACTCGCAAAGACCGCTTTTTTTGCGGCATTCAATGAATTTTTCTCTTCTGACGATGAAGAGCCAGAAACGCTATCAACAGCAGAGGGCACCAACGTGACCGAAGAACAATTAAAAGTCGCACTAAAAGAGCAGTTTTCTGCTTTTAAAGGTGAGTTTAAGCAAGAACTAAAAGAAGAGTTCAATTTGCAAAACACACCCGAACAACCAGAAACACCAGAAGTAGCAAGCAAAGATGCGACGGTCGAGCAGTTTTCCGCTGTGCTGGAAGAAAAGCTAAATCCGTTGTTTGAGAAAGTGAACGGACTAGAAACTAAGTTTGCTGAACTATCACAAGAAGTCCCTGACCAGGAACCAGATCCATCAGGTGCTAGTGAATCTTTCTCATCTAAGGAGATGTTTTAATGCTGAACGCACTATCTACCAGTTATTTACAAGAGTTTTGTACAGCGACGTTATCCGCCGCAAATGCTCCGCAAGGTACACAGTCGTTTAACTTGACGCCCCCAATGGAAACTAAGCTACGTCAAGCAATTATGGAATCGGATGCTTTCCTAGGTATGGTTTCATTGCTGCCAGTTCAGCAAATCAAAGGTCAGGTTGTTGATGTTGGTGATGATGGTCTTTCGACCGGTCGATCTGGTTCGGGACGTTTTAGCGTGGAAGTGGGCCAAAGTGGTAATACCTACGAGCTTACAAAGACAGATTCAGGAGCACACATCCTTTGGGAAACTATGACGCAATGGGCAAACTCTGGCTCTAAAGGTCACTGGTTGAGCATGATGAAAAGCGCGATTTCTCGTCGTTTTGCATTGGATATGTTGCGTGTCGGTTTTAACGGTACGTCTATCGCAACTAATACGGACCCGATTAAAAATCCATTAGGCCAGGATGTAAATAAAGGCTGGCTCACGATTGTTAAAGAGAAGAGATCTAGCCAGGTACTCGCATCAGCAAAGCTTGACCCAACAGGCACTGCGACTGATTCATACAAGAATCTTGATTCACTTACGCAAGATCTAATCAACACGACGATTGCTCCCGAACATCGTCAAGACCCAGATCTCGTTGTTTTAGTTGGGTCGAATCTAGTCGCGGCTGAGCAGCACCGCTTACTTGAGGCTGCCGATAGTCCAACAGAGCATAAAGCGGCCCAAAGCCTAGCCAAGACAATTGCTGGCAAAAAGGCTTACACACCACCATTTTTCCCGGCTGATCAACTTTGGGTTACCAATACCAAGAACCTACAGATTCTGACGCAAGAAGGCACTCAGTGGCGTAAGCAGAAAAACGATGAAGATGAGCTTCGTTTCAAGCAAAACCATATCCGTATGGAAGGTTACGCTGTGGGAAATCTTAAAAAGTTCGCGGCTATCGAATCTGTTTCAGTCGTCGAATCAGCCACTGCAGAGGTGATGAATGGCTAGTCCTTTAGCAAGGCAGCGTCGTCAGCTTCTAGAAAATCAAGTCAGTCATTCTGCATCGAAGTTGAGTGCTAGTGCAAATACCGAAAGCCTGCACATCAAGCTGATCGATTTTGAAGAAGACCGCAAGTATCTAAAACAGCTCAATGCTATCGAAGACAAGGTGAAACATAAGCGTGATGTTTTGGTGCCCAAGTACAAACCGTACGTGGAAGCTTACCTAGCAAAAGGCGAAGTATTCGAGAACCCAATTTTCACCAATATGGTTATCTGGTTGTTCGATGTCAACGACATGGAAACCGCGATTGATTGGTGCTTGAAAGCCATAGCGCTTGATTTACCTACACCAGATAACTTCCGACGTGACTGGCCAACCGTGTGCGCCGATGAAGTTTTAGCTTGGGCGGAAAAAGAGTCTGGCAGAGGACATTCTATCGAGCCTTATTTCAGCGCGGTTTTTGAAAAGGTTGAGAGCGAATGGCGACTACACGAAGAAGTGCATGCCAAGTGGTATCGATTTGCTGGGTTGCACTTACTTCGAAATGAAGAAGGACAACCGCAACCGACGTCTATCGGTTGTTTAGATACCTTGGAAAAGGCCTTGTTGCTACTGCAGTGTGCTCATGAGAAGTACGCCAAAATTGGGGTGAAAACCAAAATTGGTCAGGTAGAACAACGTATTCGAGCGATTAAAGACAACAAAAACTTGTAACAGCTCCTACGCCGCCGAGCCTCGGCTGGTGAGGTAAGAGTGCCAATAGGCTAACTCAATACCGTCGACCCAGTGGCTAGAGGCTCACTTATTAAAAGAGGAATAACGATGTTTACGGGATCTTCCGGTTCGGATTATCAAGCGACAGAAATCACCAATGACGGTTTTTGGCCGAACATCAATGCCGGTGATTTTGAAAAGCGTCGCGGTATTCCTGCTGCTCAAGACTCAGAACGTATTGCTATCGCTCTAGTTAATGCGGTTTCGGAAGTTAATCAGCAACTCGAAGACTTAAAAGCTAAGTATCGGGAAGAGGGGCATGCAACTGCTGGCAATGTTCCTACATTTCCGAAAATGAATGATAAAACCGTGTTGTATATCAATACGAATCAGCAGTATTTGCGAGAGCCAAAGCTGATTTGCTGCCGGACATTGCAACTGTTCATACCAAGGACAAGGGCGATCACATCGCAGACAGAAGCGTAGAGGTGCGCACTGAATTACTTTCAGAAAGCCAGCGCATTATTCGAAATATGAAGGGCTGAACCGTTCATCGGTGGATTTGCTATGAGAACGCAATACCAAGCAGGCTACAAGCTGCGTGATCTAAACGCATTTTTAATCAGCGTTGTGGGCGACAAGATAGCCAAGCGCATGGAATGTGAAATGGGCAAGGTTGAGTTGAAACTAGAAACCAAGCACATGGGCCATGGTTTTGACCTGCTGTATCAGCGTTATGTTGCTGACTTCTACTTCGACAAATTCCCTTTCAAAGAATACGACCCAGCGGTGCTGTTCGCCAATGTTGGGGCGTGGTTGATGGACAACGATTCTGACCGTTTCCGCACCGAAGACTTAGACGACCCAGACGTAGACGTAGTACTGGAAGATGAGAGAAACGCCGAAGTATTGGTCTCAGTCATGTTTGAAGAACCCGTCAAAGTGGCTGCAGACCCAGACGGGCCAATTTATTGGAATGGTCAACGCTGGAAGATTGAAGAGTACGAGATTTGGCAGGCGGAAAGGTTATCAAATGTAGTTCTCCGCAATGTATGAGATACGGGCCGATAAGCGCAGTTATTTGCGAGTTAAAGAGCAATTCGAGCTGCTAAATCTTGAGAAAAAAAGCCAGAGCCCGAGTGCTGAAAGAGCTTGGTAAATACATCACCAAAACGACCAAAAAAAACATTCGAGCACAGCGTGACCCAGACGGTAAAGCGTGGTCAAAGCGCAAAAACGGCAGGCGAAAAATGCTTAAAGGTTTCACTAAGAAGCTAAAGCATTTTCAAAAAGACAATAACCGGGTTTTGGTTGTTGGTTGGCCATCAAGACGAGGAACCGTTGCACTGGCTCACCATACAGGTGAAGCAGAGGAAAGCGGATTACAGCAGCGATTCAAGCAAGCCAAGAAAGCGAAAGAACCAAAGAAAACCGACCCGGCAACGAGAGAGCAAGCGAAAGAGTTACGCGACTTAGGTTACAGACTTCCGCCCCAAGGCAGGCAGAAGAGAGGCAAAAAGCCAACGCTCAAATTCATTACTCAGAATATGACCGTCGCTGAAGCCGCAAAACTGATTAGTGATCTGGAAAATAAAACGCCATCACGTAAGTGGGAAGTAGATCGCCCAGAACGCCGATTGATAGGCATTAGTCCGAAACGGGCAGCAATGATTATCAAGCGGGAAATGAATCGAAATAGGAGCAACTAAACATGGCATGGCCTACCGTCATTATTAACATTCTGAACATGATGCGCGGACCGATCCTGGGCGTTGAATTTCACTTTCTGTTTGTTGTGTACGGCACAGTTGCAGGAACAGAGCGCAACCTAATTATGGTGGATAACACCACGGATTTTTCAGACAACACATTCGATAACATCGACTATACACATACTCACGCTAAAAGCTGCTCAGTTAAATGGGAAACAGAACTGGACTGCCGGTGTGATCGTTTTAAACCCATCAGATAGTTGGCAGGCTGCGGTTTTTAAAGCCAATGAGACATCAAGCTTTGAAGCTGTTGTGTTGGATAAGCCAAATACTGGAGCGTCCACTCTTGAAGATGCAGTCGCATTTCGCCATGAACTTAAAGCCAAGCTTGGCCGAGAAGTTTTCATGATCTGTTCCTTACCTGGAATTAATGATTCCGAGGACGGTGAAACATGGGCCGAATGGTTAGCGCAAACGGTGAATGTGCCAAAGAGCATTGCAAGTGAATACATCACCGTAGTGCCACAAGTACACGAAGGAAACTCTACAGTTGGCATTTATGCAGGTCGGTTGGCCAATCAAGAAGTATCTATTGCTGACTCACCGGCACGAGTAAAAACAGGCAGCATTCTGGGCAGTATGGCATTAGCAAAAGATAAGGATGGAAAGCCATTAGAGCTAGCAACACTTAAAGCACTAGAAGCTGCTCGAATCGCTGTACCGATGTGGTATCCGGACTATCCGGGGCAATATTGGACAACTGGACGTACGCTAGATGTCCCTGGTGGTGATTATCAAGATATTCGTCACATTCGCGTCGCCATGAAAGCTGCACGTAAAGTACGGGTACGAGCAATCGCACGAATTGCTGATCGAGAGTTCAATTCCACACCAGGCAGTGAAGCCAGCGCAAAGCTGTATTTCACTCAAGACCTCCGTGAAATGGCGGTAGTGAAAAAAAATTGGTGATTACGAGTTCCCTGGTGAAATCAAACCACCTCAAGACGATGACATCACCATTACATGGGTTAATAGTGAAGAAGTTGAAATTCTACTCGCTGTGACACCTTACGAGTGCCCAGTGAAAATCACCATCGGCATCATGCTCAATCAACGACTAGGGGAGTAAACAATGAATTCTCGTTATACAGGGCGAAGCTTCGACATAAACATGCTGGGGATTTTGGTTCATGTGGAGTCGGCTACAGCAACCATCAATGATGAGTCTGCTGTTGATAAAGAGCGCGGCATTCCCACTGGATTTACTCATGGAGCTGTGAGTTGTGATGTTGAGTATGAGCTGGACTTGAACAACTTCCGTAAGCTTCAGCAAAAAGCTCGCGAAGCTGGCAGTTGGCGCGGTATTAAGCCACACGACTGTATGTTCTATGCAAATACTGGCGATGATGAAGACAAAGTAGAGCTGTTTGGTGTGAAGCTTCAAATCTCAGATTTACTTAGTGTTGATCCAAACAGCAGTGATAAAACCAAGCGCAAGCTTAAAGGCTTTGTGACGAGCCCTCACTTTGTTCGCATTAATGGCATCTCATACCTAAGTAATGATGATACCCGCGGTTTGCTTTAAGCCTATCAGAGAGAGAACGAATGCCTGACTTTATCGACCATGCTAGTAGTAACGAAACCAAGTTTACTGAAATGGCAATCGCAAACCAGCTTAAACAGTCTATGCAGACAAGCGAACAAGAGAGTGCAAAAGAATGCCTTGAATGTGGTGACCCTATCCCTGAAGGGCGTCAGATAGCTATAGCGGGATGCCAGTTTTGCGCACCTTGCCAGGCTAAGTTGGAGTAACGATATGAAAGATTGGTTCGACAAATTAACCAGTGGAGTTGCTTACCTTGTGTCATTGGCAGGAATGACTTTCAGCAAGCTGACATTTGAGCAGTGGTATTTCATTTTATCACTAGTGATTGGCCTTGCAGCACTGGGATTGAACTATTGGCACAAGCGAGCAATGCAACGTATTGCTAGCGAAAAAGGAGTAGCACTGAGTGAAACTGACTAAGCGGATCATTTGTTCTGTAGTCGCTGTGATCGGCTTGGTAACAGGTGGTACGGCTGTTTATGGACCAGAATTGACGCAGCCCATTGGGCAAGTTGTGGTATCGGAACGAGACTTAGGAACGCTGCGCATCACCCCTAAAGGACTGAAGTTAATTGGTGATGCAGAGGGATGCCGGCAGAACCCTTACGTTTGTCCGGGAGGTATTCCTACGAATGGGATTGGGAATACTCATGGTGTGCCAGATACGCCAATCACATTGGAGCAAGTCGCGATCGACTGGGTGAAAAATATTCAATCGGCCGAGCGATGTGTGACCAATGCAGAAAGGATTTCAGGAGCGCAAATGAGCACGGGTCAATTTGACGCATTTACCAGCTTTGTTTTCAACTTCGGGTGTACCAAGTTTCGCAAAAATAAGGACGGCTCTGACACTCGGATTTACGCAGCAATCAAACATGGCAATTATCCCAAAGCCTGCGGTCACATTACGGAGTGGGTAAAGAGTCAGGGCGTTGTACTTAAAGGACTCGTCACTCGAAGAGGATTAGAACGTGATCGCTGCATGGAAATGGATTAAGTGGATTGGTCTTGCGGTGTTGGTGACGACCATCGCGGTGCTGAAGCTGCAGCTTCATACCGTCAAAGCAGAGAAAACCACATTAAGTGAAAAGCTCACCAAGGCAGAAGCAGACAACCAAATCAACTTAACCACCATTGAATTTTTGAAGGGTGAAAGTGAGCAAGCTAACAACATGTTAGTTCAGCGGCAACGGCAACACATAGCAGCAGAGGAAAAACTCAATGCAGACCTGGCAGCACTTAAAACAGAGCTGGCAAACGTTCAGTGCCATATCCCTGCCACTGTTACTGACCGCCTGCGCGAACCCTACTGAAACCGTCGCAACGCAGGTGTTCATGAAATTGCCACCTGCTGGAATGTTGGTGCCCTGTTCAAAACCACAAGTTCAAGGGACATGGCCAGAAGTGGTTACCGACGACATTCCCAAGCTGAAAAACGCACTGACTGAGTGTGATAACCAGATTGAAGATTATTTGCAATGGCGTGCTAAGCACGAAAACAAGAAGAGAAGTAAAAATGACTAAACCTACCTTTACATCAAAACCTGTCGTAGTCGCTATCGGTGGCACTGACTTCGTATTTACGCCAACGGTACAGGATGCAAATAACTATACCAATGACATGATGCCTAACAACAAAGTCGCGCCTGCCTATACGTACTTAACGCGTACCGTGAACCCAGAGCAAAAAGATGAGCTCACTGAGTTACTTGATAGCGTTCCTGGCTTAACTATCGAGCTTTATGCCACGGTCAGTAACGCTTCTAAAGGTGGTATCGAAATCACACTAAAAAAATAACAGATAGGGCAAAGCGGATTGAAGATAATCCTTTGGAACAAGCCTTTGCCCTTCGTCGTCATTTTTTTGCCGAGTGAGCCAGACGACGAAAGAAGTTTAAGTCGCGCTATCTGGCTGGACAAACACCAGTCGAACGCGAAGAAAGAGCGGTAATGAGTGCTATCAGCCGACTGTTTAGTCATTAACAGACATAAAGAGCGAGTGAGTATTACGCGATGAGCATGGAAAAACTGTTGATGCACATAGCGTTGGTTGATCAAGTCACCAAGCCGTTGCAGGGGATTACTAAAGAAGTACAAGCTTCGATGGATGCTGGTAAGCAAGGCATGCAAAACATGGCGGCAGGTGGTGCGGGTTTAGTCGCCACGGGCTTTGCTATTCAAAATGCGCTGATGCCAGCGATTGAAATGGATAGAAAGCTAGGCGAAGTGAAGTCGTTAGGGGTTCTGGATGAGGATCTCACTAAGCTTTCAAAGACCGCACTTTGGACATCGGCACAGTACGGGAAATCCGCCACAGATATTGTCGGCGCCTCATATGATATCAAGTCAGCATTTGGTGATATTGATGGAGACAACCTTTCTGACATCACCAAAAGCTCTGCCGTTTTAGCTGCTGCGACTAAGGCTGATACAGCAACCATTACGGATTATATGGGCACCATGTATGGTGTTTTCAAAAATCAAGCTGATGAAATTGGGGTTGGAATTTGGTCCAAACAAATTGCCGGCATGACTGCGCAGTCTGTTGAAATGTTTAAGACTACAGGCGCAGGCATGAGTAGTGCTTTCACTAGCATCGGAGCGAATGCGACCAGTGCAGGAGTTGCTATCGAAGAGCAGATGGCGATTTTAGGCACCCTTCAATCAACCATGAGTGGCAGCGAAGCGGGTACCAAATACAAAGCATTCTTAGCGGGTGTGGCCAACGCTCAAGATAAGCTCAATTTGTCGTTTACCGATAGCCAAGGTCAGATGCTGCCTATGCTAGATATTCTTGAACAATTGAAAGGTAAATATGGTGACACCTTAAGTGTTGCTGAAGCGGCTGATTTGAAAAAAAGCATTCGGCTCAGAAGAAGCCGTTAGCATGATTAAGTTATTAATGGCTGATACCGAAGGACTCGCAGGCAGTATTGACCAACTTGGTCAAATCGAGGGAATGTCGAAGGCCGAGCAAATGGCCAGCACCATGACAGATCAGTGGGAACGGTTAGAAGCGGCATGGTTTGCGGTTCGTGCAGCGGTATTTGGTGCGATTCTTCCTTCAATCAATTCGGTTGTAGGCACCATGGCTGACGGCTTAATGGTGCTTGTTGGTTGGACGGATCAATTTCCTTGGCTTGCTGAAATTCTTGGCTATGTCGCCATCGCAGGCCTGTCTCTTGGCGGGGTGATTGCAACATTGTCGCTTGCCATGGGTATCGGGCAAATGATGTCTGCTGGTTGGACGGTTACCATGACGAGTTTAAATAGCATCATGAAACTACTGCGTATTAGTACGCTGGCGAGTACTGCTGCTGCATGGCTATTTAACGCCGCGCTTTGGGCCAACCCGTTAACTTGGGTTGTCGCTGGTATAGCACTGCTTATAGGTGGTATTGCTGCGGCAATCTATTGGTGGGACGACTTAACCTCCGCGTTTAAAGATACGGCTTGGTTTGATGTTATTGCTCATGCTATCGAAGGGCTCGTTGATTTACTCAATATGATCCCAGGTGTTGATATTGAACTGGGGAGCCAAATTGAAACGCCAGAGATGGCAACGGCCGTCCAAGCTGAACACAGTACTCCTATATCACAGAACCTAACTCCGGGTGATGCGTCAGAAGTTAAGCAATTAGAACTACTTCAACCTCAAATGAGTTACGAGTCTGCGATAGCGACGAACCAAGACGTTTATGGGTATAAGCCAGAGCAAATGGCGCCGTTCAAAATTGCAGAAAGCCAGGTTATTTCTCAGCCAAGCATCAACGTTGAAGCTCCAAATCTAGATACTCAATCGCCTCAACCGTTTATCGAATATAAAGGGAAGAGCAACGAGCCACGATTGCCTCCTCAAGTGGTGAACAATATGAAAACAACCAATCACAGTGATGCTAGTCGAGTTAGCTCTTTTGGCGACGTGTATATCACTGCCCCTAACGGAATAACACCAGACCAATTAGCCGAGTGGGATGAGCTCAATGTGGGGTAACGACTTAACAGAACGCAAGCGCTACAACGATATCAAAGTGGTCGAGGGTGGCTGGGATATGGACGCAGGCCAACAGCCTAAAGAGTGCAGTGATTTATACAGCATCGCGCAGGACATTAAGCACGCGATCCTGGAATCAGGATTGCTCGCCAATTGGTTGCAGAAAGAAACCCAGCGTTACGCGCTGATGTAATGGTGCAAATTGAGCAACTTGCTGAGATAGATGTAAGAGTGGTACCGGGTTCAGCGACAGCAAGAGAAACAGAAACTGGTGATATCACCTTAACCGCTAAGGCTTATGAATATGGGGAACTTGAGGTGAAAGTATGAGTAAACGACCAAGTACGGATTTTGTTCAGGTACTAAGTGAATCGGGTGTGCCAGTTACCGAAAAGGACTTTGAAACCAAACTAAAACAAGAAGTCGTGGGGCTGGTAGTAAGGTTTCGAATGACTCCGAAATGTCACCGTTTTGGCGTTGGGTTCGCGCTGCAGTGGTCACGCCATGTGTTTGGCTGATTAGACATCTATTGGCTCAGCACGTTATGCCCAATATGTTCGTGGCAACCGCTGAGCGTTGGGCTCTGGACCTAAAAGCATGGGAGCACAATATCGCGCCGAAAGTAGCTCAAAGAGCACAAGGCTACATCACACTAACTAAAGCAAATGCTGCTGATGCGGTGACGATTGAGAAAGGGGCGGTTATTCAAACGCTACCTATAGATGGCGTTATGTATAAAGTTCAAGTTATTGAGCCTGGAATCATCGAGGCTGGTCACTTAAAGGGTAAGGTGCTTGTCGAAGCACTTGAAGCGGGCTCCGCATTTAACTTGCCGGCGGGGTATTTCAACATTATTCCTGAAGCGATACCGGGCATTGTTGATGCGGTGAATGAACCTGACTGGCTCTCTGTACTCGGTGCTGACGCAGAGACTGATGAAGAGTTAGCGCTTCGTATTCAAAATGCCTTTACTAGCTCTGGTGAATGGCACATAGATGATGTGTATCGCTCTATCATCGCCAGCGTAGCGGGGATCCGAAGTGATAACATCTATTTTAGAAATACAGGGGACATAACCCCTGGTTCAGCAGAAGCATTGATTTTGATGGAAGTGGGACCAACCCCGCTAACCGTTCTTGAACAGCTAAATGAGCACATAATGTCTAAAGGGCATCACGGTCACGGTGATGTACTTACCTGTAAAGCCATTCCCGATACGAAACATGAGATCACGGCGGATGTCGTCTTAGCTGAGAACTTAGATAGCGCCACCAAAGTGAATGAACTTCTTGAAGTGGAAGCGAGGATTAGAGCGGCTTTTCGAGAAACAGCAGCTTACCCAGAAATGACACGCGCGAAACCTGAGCATCGTTTTAGCTTATCTTTGCTTGGTACTGAGATACATACCAACATGACGGAAGTTGAATCGGTAAGGTTTACCGTAGACGGAAAAGTCCAAAAAGACATTATCAGCAAGCTAGAACAGCCTCGATTGAAATCACTCGCAGTTAGGGAGCTTGTGGATGTCTGAGTCTCGAAATTACGACCAAAGCCGACATTCCCCTCGTTTACCAGAAATTGTGATCCCATGGTGGCAGGACGGAAGAACGACGGCGGATGAAGTCAAAGAACCTCACTTTTTATCTAAAGGCGTTTTTTCATTCTTCCGGATAGTTTGGAGCAGCCTACTATTTCCGCTTCGCCAAATGGATGCGTTGACCTGTAACGAAAAAGCATTGGAATTAATGGCATGGGATAGAGATATCAAAAGGTTTGAGAGTGAGCCACTTTCACTGTTTCGAAAGCGAGTGAAATACGCAGAAGTGAACGCCAAAGACGCAGGTAGCGTAGCGGGCTTCAAGCGGATTTTTGAAAGGTTAGGCATTGGCATCGTTAAGTTCAAAGAGCGTCAAAACGAAGTTCAGTGGGACGTTTGTACTATTGAGCTAAGTGATGGCGATATCTCGCAAAACAGCAAGTTGGTTCAAGTGCTCATAGAGCAATATGGGAGAACTTGCCGTCGATATCGATTTGAAGTCGTTTATCCCATTCAGGTGCACATTCGTACGGCCTGTTTCAGCCAGAGTCAGCAGCTATTTAGTGCAAAACTAGAGGAATAATACAGTATGAGCCAGACCATTATCCCTGCTCAGTTTGAGCGCTATTTAGTGGATAAAATTACAACGGGTAGTACGACAGACATGAACGAGTTTGTGTTTGCTCATATTCCTAACTTAGACGCTGAATCACCGATTGACCGAGCCTAGGTCTGCCTAGTGAAGCGTATATCGTGCATCGTCAAAAAGTGGACCAGGCTGCGCGACTTAATAGTAATACGTTGGTGTATTCCGTCATTCTTCAGTCAACCACACCGAGTTTTAAGTTCAATGCGATTTACCTCCATGACAAGCATGTTGAGAACTCCTGTGGCTTGATCGTGTATAAGAGCACGGAAACTAAAGAAGAAACATGACCACTATTAAGTCCGTCGCGCAGGAGTACAGTGGCGCTGCAGCGATAGCAAATATTCATGTTGAACCAGGAACTTGGCAGATAGATTTTCATGCGCGCTTAATGGGCATTGATGATGATTTACGTTTGGCGAACCTTGACCATTATGGCGGTTCGGCCTTTGTACGTGGCTGCTCGGTTGTCGCTAAAGGAAAGTCAAACACATTTGTTGTTAGTCCCGGAGTTGTTTATGTCTCAGGGTTACGTGTTGAGCTCTCAAAAAAAGAGGTGGTGGTCAGTGATGGCGTTCCCTGCGGCTTGTACTTAGATGTGGTACGCCAAGGCAGCGCACTCTCTCGTTGGGAAAACATAGCGACAGTAAGAAGCTCAAAAACAGAACTCAGTAATTACGTTGATGAAAACGGTCAACAGCATTACATCGCTCGACTTGCTGGCATTGACTCCCATGGCAATGTTACTGATTGGCGCGTGTGGGATGTTATCACTCAGCAACAAGCTGAAGCTGGTGAGGATGAACACCGTAGCCTATGGAGTGCAAAACGAGTCTTTCAGTCTGTCGCGTCATACATCAACAAGAATGTTAAGAATGCCACTAAAACAACCTCCGGTTGGATGAGTGCAAGCGATAAGAAAAAATTAGACGGGATTCAGAGTGGGGCTCAAGTCAATGTAGCAACTAACTTGAGCGTGTCTCGCAACGCCAATTCTCAAACGGTTAATAGCTCTACGGGTAAAGATGCCACTTTAAGTGCCGCAACAACATCGAGCGCTGGGGTGATGACCGCAGCAGACAAGAAGAAGCTGGATGGCATACAAGCTGGAGCACAAGCGAATATCGCAACCAACTTGACGGCATCTCGCAATGCCACAACTCAAACGATCAAGAGTTCTACGGGTAAAGATGCGGTTTTAAGTGCGGTGACGACATCTCATGCAGGGGTAATGACGGCAGCAGATAAGAAAAAGCTCGATGGAGTTGCCACTCAAGCTACGAAAAATCAAACAGACGCACATTTAAAGAACCGAGCTAATCATACGGGCACTCAAGCGATTTCTACTATTAGAGGTTTACAAGAAGCACTCAGTAGTAAATCAAATACAAAGCGGTCAATTTTGTGGAATGGACGAGCGCCAGGTAACACGAAGCTAAAAACGTCAGAGCCTATTACAAACTTCGACTTCTTGATAGTGACAGCCGAAGGTGGTTATGCAGCGGCGTCAGGGCTAAGTCTGAGCGCGATTGTTGATGTGCAATTAGCAATGGAGCTGGGCCAGTTTTATGTCATCTTGCAGAGTGATGGCAAGTACGGGTTTACCTTGACATGTAAGGAAGTTCAATCGGTTAGAGGTGGTACTTCTCTAAAATACGATGGTGTGACCGCCTATTCAGGTGAGCATTATTTGAGAAAGATTGTGGGCGTTAAGGTGTAAGGCATGGATAAAGAGAAAATATATGGATTAGTGGGAACGGGGTGTTTTCAAGTTATCGGAGGTACCCCTCCGCATGGATGGATAGAGATCCCTTCACCACCCGAGAAGCTGCCCGCTGTCTTACAATCAAATGGCATATGGACATATCCAGATGCAGTTCCTGGTCAAGAAGAGCCAGCTATTTTTGCTGAAGCAGAAAATCAATGGGTGGCACATGAAATGGTTTATGTGGATAGACAAGTCACATTACATGAAGACTCCGATCCTCGTTCTACGCTAACTGCTTCAGTTTGGAGAAGCTACCGGAGAGCGCTGCGCGACTATGTAAAGGATGGTGTAGTAACGATGGCCATTCGACCACAACGCCCTACGGAGAAATCCATGACAATTGAAGGCCACTTATGACTTGGCACTTATCCCAATTAAACTGGCCAAGTTACTCGCAGAACATTCAAACCAAGCTGAGTCAGTGACAGACGCAGTCGGCGCCGTAATGAACGAAGCGATTAACCGGTTAACCAACCATACAAGTGACGCCAATTACGGGCGTCACTCTTTAAGTGAAGAGGCGAGCGCTTTGCTTAAGCTGCGTAGTGAACTTCAATCCCTACTTGTCTCAGGAACCGTACTTACAGTGTCGCCATATCAGTTTCAAGTGGGGACCCGTTTGGACTCGGGGTGTTACCTCAATCCTAGTACTGCAATTAAAACGTTATCTAATAAGCTGCGGGATTACGCTGATAGGTACCGACCAAATGGCCATCTTCACGGTATTGCGATAATGGTAACGGCCTCTCAATTGAACCAATTCTCTCGGCAGCTCATTGAGCTTACATCATTGTTTCCAATGTCTGAGTGGTGCCAAGTAGCTAGGCAAAGTCATGCTTTAAATACCAATGACGTTGATAAGTTCCATCAACCTGCAGCGATCGCTCTACCACGCTTTAAGCCGATGGCTTTACTCAACGCTAACCCATTACATGATGCTTTACATTGGCAAGGTGCCCAAGTAGCTACGCTAGAGTCATTAGCAGACGATTACCATCACGTAATTGACAAGTTGCAGTTACTAGCAGCGAAACGCAATAAAAAGATGGAAGAAATCAAGGCTCAGCTCAACGCCCTGAAGAACCTAAAAGGAAGTATCTATGCGTTATCCGTGGAGGGCAATGCGGAAAGTATAGCAACACGACTTAATCAAGCGGGTACGCCCAACAATCATCAATTTACATTAGCAAGCTTATTGCTTAGTTATGAACCTATGACGTTTTTTGAGGAGCTATTATGCTAGCTCTAGATGGTGTGCCAATTAACTTAGACTCGATGACCGTTGAGATGTCCATGGAGTTTAAAGACCAGGACATGAGTGGGCAGTCTTCTGGTACCGATGTGGCAGAGCAAGGTGACAAAGGCAAAAAGCTTACCTTTAGTGGTCGTATTCCATTCATTCGTATAGAAACACTGACCCAACTTTATGCGTTTGCTTCGGACAAAGATGAGGCGAATGCTAGACGTATTTATCGAATCGGCAATGACATTGCGCTCGCACTTAAAATTCGCAATGTGAAGTTCACTGGACGCATTCAAGCAAGAGAACATGAAACTCTACAGGCTTGGAATGTTTCCTTTGAGCTTCGGGAGTACAACAGTGTTGCCGAGCAAAAAGAGCAGCGGATTAAAGCGCAAAGCAAGCCAGAGCAGCGAGAGAATACTCGGTTGAAACAGGCACTCATCACGCAGAGGAGGCGACTCAATGAAGTTAGAGAAGCGCTTGTATATAAGCGGCGAAGAAGTCAAATTGGCAAGTAACATGGTGAGCTTAAAGCTTTCTTTGGGTAGTGTGGCCATCTTTGAAATTGAAGCTACACAACCCTTGAAATTATTCGAGCCGGTGCGTTTTGATATTGGATATGAAAACAAAACGTCGCCTTGGTTTGAGGGCTATGTTGATAAAATCCAATCTACAGTCAATGGCTACCAAAAAATCACAGTAAAAGAACTGACAGGTATTTTGAGTAAACGTTGGTCTCTCAGCTTAGAGCATCCAAATGCCGAGCAAGTTATTGATGCGCTCTCTCGCCTTACTGGTCTCGAGTTTAATCTGCCTAATAAAGAATACATGAAGACCGCGATCCCAAACTTTGTTTGCCAGGGAACGGGTTATCAATGTTTAGATCAGGTCGCTAAGGCTTTTTCTATTCCTGACTGTGTGTGGTTTCAACATACTGACCAGGTGGTTTATTTTGGCTCCTATCAAGATAGCCATTTCAACGACAAACCAATGCCACTACCTGAAGAGTTTACGAGTCGTCAAAATGGTAACAGTGTCACCTTTGTTCCGTTTCCTATGCTTAGACCAGGTCGTGTTGTGAATGGTAAGCGAGTTAATCGGGTTGACTTAATACAGGATGATATGACGGCGTATTGGAAAGCTGAGCAGACTGAAGTCATACCTAAAAAGCGAGAAACACTACAGCATTTTCCTGAATTAGCTGCGGGCTTTCACTTGCCAAAGTTCGGGCGAGTCGAATCGGTCAGAGACAGTGCAACGGTGGGTAAAGTATCTGATCCATTTCGGCCACGACTCTCTGTTGATGTGCAAGTTCTAGATGAGAATTTGCAACCAGATAGTAACGTACCAGTTATCGCTCGATTCCACTGCCAGTTAACATGAGCGGACATGAGTCCGGATTGTTAGCGTATCCATTAGAAGGGACATTGGTTGAAATTGCTTTCGCTTATGGTCGAAGCGATAGACCCATCATACGTGGCGTTTATGGACGTGAATATGCGCTTCCCTCAATAGAGCCTGGTGAACAACTACAACAGCAACGTGAAGAAGTGAGTTATCGAGTCGATGCCGCAGGAAATACAACACTGCAGACTGACCAAACTCAAAATCAGAGAGCGTTTGGTAAGTTAGACCAATTTGAACGGTATAAAGGTGAGTTTGGCCAGCATCAGCTTTTTGTAAATGAGCACAGTACTGAAGAAGTGAATGGTAAGAAGCTTATTGAAGTGCTTGGCGCTATTAATTTGTTGTCAGGAGATGATCTGGTGTTAGGAAGCTTGGGTAACATGCAAACGGCTACCGCTGGCGAACTGATTGAGACCATCGGAAAATTTCGCCGAAGTATTGCCGCTGAGCACCAATGGCTTCAATCACCTAAGACTTGGATAGGCTCTAAGCAAGAGAATGTGTTAATTCTGTTATCGGAGCTAATGCAGGTGGTTAAAGAATTGGCCGACACTTTAGCAACGCATACGCACAGCGGTGTAGCACCAGGACGAGCAAGCACCAAAACACCAGTCCAAGCGAATGATATTGTTGGCCATGGGAGGATAGTATGA